TTAGAAGAAATACATCCACATAAACTAATAAAATTATTAAATCTAATCTGCAATGGTAGAGTACATATGCCTGTGGTATATAAAGATTCTAATAATGAATATTGGAATTTATCGCCAGATGGCTTAGATATTATAACTATATTATACTTCTTTAAAAAAGAATCAAATATTGATGTTTGGTTAGTAGATGAATCTATTGAAAGTAATGATTTTGAAGAAGATGACCTGATGTTAGGTAAAGAAGTTTTTACACCTGAATATGATTATGGTAATATAACAGATGATGATAGAATATTAATTAGAGAGATTTGTGAACAATTAGAAACTAAAGGTAATCTTTCTGATTCTGCATTTCTAAGAAATCAATTTCAATTAAAACAAATTTGGCAATACGACTTAGCTAATAGTCCATTTGTTAAAATGTGTAAAGATAATAATATAGAAGTTCAAAAACAAGGTCATATGACCACTTATGAAAATGGAGAAGCTAGAGAATATCCTATAGTTACCTTATGTGAAGACATAAGAAAACTAGAAAAACTATTTGCTAGTATTGTTGAATTAAAACTATCTAAAAATTAGTGTGAAACGATAACGACACCGGAACCACCAGTACCACCGTTTGAATCTGGTGGGTGTCCACCGCCTCCGGCACCACCACCTCTATTAGATGTACCGTCTGTACCTCTTTGTCCACCACCACGACCTTGTCCGCCGCCGCCTAATCCTCCAGTTGAAGGACCTGTTCCGTGACCTTGGCCTCCGCCTCCGCCACCTGCATAGTAAACTGATGTACCTGTAATATTATCTTGTCGACCGTTTCCGCCTGCACGTTGTCCATCTGGACCTCCGCCACCGCCGGCACCGCCGCCACCTCCACCGAGACCTGAGCCTCCTGAATTTCCGTAACCTGTTCCGCCACCTGAAGGACCTTGTGTTCCTGAACCTCCACCTTGACGAGCACCTCCTCCACCAGAACCTCCTGATCTTGGACCTTGATCCCAACTAGCACCACCACCGCCACCTTGAGCAGTCATGTTACCAAATGATGAATTAGAGCCTGGCTCACCTGGATTACCACGACTAGTTCCTTGAGGACCACCGCCTCCAACGTTACCACCTACGTTTCCACCTGGTGATACAGGATAAGTTGCGTGAGTTACCATACCTCCGGCACCTCCGCCTCCACCGATAGTAGTTCCACCACCACCGCCTCCTGCAACAACAAGAGCTCTTACTGCTGATACTCCTGATGGTACTGAAAATGTAAATCCACCTGATGTGTAAGTTGATATTTGTAAAGCTTTTACTACAATGTTAAATTCTCTATCTACTGTATTTGAACCGTCTGAAGCACGAATTGTAAATGTAGAAGTTGTATTTGAACCTACAGAGCTTAAGTTTCCTGATATAACACCATTTGAAGTGTTTAATGAAGCGCCACTTGGAAGTGAACCTGATACATGAGAATATGTAATTGTGTTACCGTCAGCGTCTGAAGCTGTTACTGTAACTGAAAATCCTGATCTAGCACCGTCAGCAACTTCAGCAATATTACCTGCTGATGTCGACCATGTAGGTGTAGCATTAAAGTTAAGTTGATTATCTAATTGTGCATTTAAACCAGATTGTTTTGTAACTTTAATATCATATGGTTCGGCAGAATTTGAAAATGACGATCTTGCAACTGTAGCTGTTATCTGTGTAGCACTATCAAGTGTTACTGAACTAGCATTAAAGTTAGAACCTGAGTTTGGTATAAACGTTACTGTCATACCAGATAGATAGTTAGTACCTGTAATTACGATATCAACGTTAGTAGATCCTGTTTCTGTAACATTTGTAGGAGAAATGCCACTAATTGTAGGATCAGTATCTAATAAAACCCATGCATTACCATCGTAATATTCTAAAACACCGACTGTACTATTGTATCTAACTTTAGCAGTACCATCAACTCGTTGAGCTGTTGTACCTGAGGGAACTGTTATTGAATCTGTCCCCGTAAAAACTCTGTTTTTTCCTGTAAAATCTCTAAGATCACTCATTAAATTTTTCTCCTACTATTCTATTTATAGTCCTGAAACCGTTAAACTATTATCTAATTGGTCTTGTTTGCCAATTGGTTTTGAAGCTTTAACATCAAAAGGACTAGTTTTGCCGTTAAAACCTGATTGAGCTACTACAGCAGTAATTTGAGTTGCACTATTCCAAGTTACTGTATCAGCTGAAATTTCGTTACCACCTGTATCAATAAATTTTACTGTCATACCTGAAGTAAAAGATACACCTGTGATTACTATTGTAAAGTTACCTGAACCTGAATAAGATACAGACGAAGGTGATATACTATCAACACTATGTTGAAAAGAACCAAATGGTATAAAACTAGAACCTGTACCAGCCTCTGGTACTTTTGTTGTTGTATTGAATCTTAATTTACCTGCACCTGAAACTCTTTGAGCTGTAGTGCCACTAGGTAATGTTATACTGTCAGTACCTTTAAATACTGAGTTTACTCTATTGAATTGATTTAAATTAGACATTAGAAGTTCTCCGCTAGTTTCCAACCATAAGTTGCACCTGAATAAACTAATTCAACTGCTGTGTGTTCTAAATTAAGTACTAAGTCCTCAGTTAATCCCATAATTTTATGTGAGTTTCTTCCAATTGTACAAGCATTTGTATCAAATGATCCTGCAACATCAACTATTTTTACAATATCACCAACTTGTGGACTTGCTGGAACATTAACAGTAACAACAGCTGAAGATGTATCTACAAAAATTCTATCATTGTTACCTGCTGTGTGAGGTGAATCTGAATTGTCTATTGATGTCCAAGGGTTACCTGCACCACCAATACCTGCCCAAACATTTCCATTGTAACCTTCCCAGGTTGTCAATGTTGTATTAAATCTAATTACACCTGTTCCTGGTGAACCAGCTCTTTGAGCAGTAGTTCCTCTAGGTAATGGTAAATCGTCTGTGTTTGATTCAAAAGCTGTTTTTACAACAGTAACAGCGTCTGTAGCAACCTTGTCGACACTTACTGCGCTGTCAGTTATTGAGTTAGTTTTTACCTTACTTAATGCCATATTTGTTCCTTAGTAATATTTATACGATTACTCATCACTATCCTTATCAATATTGTAATTTTTAGCATCGTCAAAATGTTGTATGGTCGTTGTAAAACCAAAGTCATCGTCAGCGTCAGCGCTTGTAGGACTAGGTACAACTATAATTCTCTCTTCTCTCTTACTTGTACTATCTGTATCTGTATATAGATCGGACTGAGTTTGTTTAATAACTTTCTGAGTACCAGCAGGACCAAATAAGTAAGTTTTTGCTGTAAAATTTAATGTGTAAATAACAGCTCTTCTTCGTGTAAAACTACCGTCATAAGAATCATCAAAAGCAACATTATTTAAAATAATAGGTACATCTCTTTTAATATTCATTTCAGGTATTTGATTTATAGTTACTGTATAGTCTGGTTGAAAGTATGGTAATATTTGTTCTACTATTTGTAATCCACTTTCAGCAGTTGCTGTAAATATATGTAAAGAGTATGACATATTGTAGGGTACTGGTGTATAATTAAAATTTAATATTTTACCATCAGCACTTGATTTAACTGTTTTAAATTTTTGTATTCTTGTTAACTTTCTACTACCATCATAAGTTATACCTGTAATTTCAAATGACATACGAGGTAAAGTAATTGCCATTTCTCTTTCGTCTAAACTCGCTTGTTCATCTAATCTTACTAAAAATTTTTCTTTAGGTGCATATGCTAAAGGTACTTTGATAGATTGAATGACGCTACCACTACTATTCTTTTTTTTGATTTGTATGTTGTTAAAGATTTGACCAAACGCAACGGTCATCTTTCTCATACCTTCGTTATAGAAATAATTGCCAAACATTATACAAGACCTCCATCAACATCACCAAAAGGATTTCTTTCTGTGAAATCTAAAATATCATCAGCAGTAGAAGCTGTATCAAAACCTGCCTCTGTATCTAAATCGATATTGTCGGCATACGGTGATTGTGTTTGTATAGCATAACTTTCTAATAACATATAATTTGTTTCGTCACCTACACTATCATTTTCTAATTGTAATGCACCTGTACCATCTTCAAGTGTAACTTGATGTGCTAATTGATCTAAACTATATTGATCTTCAGCACTATCAATATCTGTAACACCTGTATTAAGTTGTTCAGATGAATACTCCCAACGAGTACATCTTAATTTATAAACCGGTAATTGACCTAATTGAAAGAAAGGTTCCTGATCTTCAACAAATTGTATTTCAAAAAAACTATTCATCAAAGGCATATAAATTATGTCGCCTTCGTTTGGTCTTCCCTCTACAATCATTGTATGTGATGAATCAACTTGATCTTGCCATCTTCTCTTTGAAACCATAAAAGTTGTGTCTTCTCTGATTTCTAATCCGAACTTATTAATTAATTCTTGGTCTCCTGCAAAACCCTCAGTAGTTTCCATATACATTTCAATTAGATACGAGTCATCAAATTTAGAAGACATATCTTCTCCTAAAATTAAATCTCGGTTAACTAATGTTCTTGGTAAATAGTAAACGTCTTTGCCGTAAATCTTTAGGCCTTCGACAATTAAATCTTCGTGTAATCTTTTTTCGGCTGTGTTGCCTATACCGTTTCCACTTTGAAAGTAATGATTGACCGGCATGGCATTATCCTATCATCATTGCTGGGTTTAACTCGAATGTTGATCTGATTTCTGTTTCTAATTTTTCTATATCCTGCAATGCTTGAGAATATATTTCCTGACCATTTAATGATACACCACCTAACATAGCAACACCATTAAATTTAGATAAGTTAGCACCCCATTGTTTTTTAAATAAAGCAACTGTATATCTTTTTAAATATATGTCATTAAATACGTCTGTAAAAACTGTAGGGTCTAATTTTCTATAAGCTTCTATAACAACATATTCGTCTGTTGCCAAATCGTTAGTCCAATCCATATCAATGTATAATCTATTTTCATGTTGATTAAATCTTAAAGGTTTTTCACCGACAAGAATATGATCTAAAAAATCTAAATGTCTTAATACCACATCGTAATTTATAATTGATGTAGATGAAAAGTCATATAGATCGTTTAATCTTAATTGATATCTTACATCAAATAAGTTTAGATTACCTTTGTTTGAAAATGGAAAAATGTTTATAACTGAAACTATAGATTCTGGTGTAACCAAGTAATTATTATCCTCATACCAAGTTGTCGATACACTATCTTGTGTAGCTGTTTCGGATGCTGGATTTTTGGCAGATAAACGAGTCTTATCAGCAGATGTTAATTTATATTTTAGATAACATCTTTTGATACCGTCATAATGGTATTGAGAGAAGTATTGTAAAGCCTCATCAATTCTATCTTCTAATTGACTATCATCGGCATTTATTTCAATGACCGGCTTACCTAATGCTCTCAAAGCATATTGTTTTAATGTTTCTCTGGTACTTGGTGTTGCCATTTTTTACCTTTTAAGTTATTCAGTAATATTTATAATATAACAGGATAACTATTAGATGTTTTCTATTAGCAACCAACCTTGAGTAGAGTCAGCATAAACTAAACCAATCGAAGCTCTTTCGACTGCAACAACTAAATCCTCAGCAGCACCCATAATCTTCTCACTATTTCTAGCAATTGTGATATTGTTAGTATCTGCTGTTCCTGCATAATCCAAAATTCTCACTTGATCTCCTGCACTCGGCGAACTAGGTAATGTAGCTGTTATTGCGGCTGATGTAGTATTTACAAAATAACCCTCACCAGCAACTGCTGTAAAAGCAGATGTTTTGACTGATTGCCAATCTGTACCTGCTGAAATTGTAGCAGAACCACCTAATGAAACGGATGATCCGTTGATAGTAATTGCTGAGTTTGTTAATGAACCATTTGCAATATTTGTAAGTGTGTTACTACCACCACTAATTGTTTTATTTGTTAATGTCTGTGAAGCAGTCAATAATGCAATTGCACTTGTATTTGATAAATCAGTTGAAGCGATAGTTATGTTTGCTGAACCATCAAAACTTTGACCTGCAATTGTTCTAGCAGTTTCTAATGCTGTGGCTGTAGCCGCATTTCCTGTAGTATCTTGGTTTAAAGTACCTACAACTAAGTCTATTGTTCCGTCACCGTCTTGGTATGTAACAGTAATTCCTGTTTCAGTATTAGAACCGAACATTGCACCAACTGTGTCTTGTACAACCTCAGTTAAATCGATATTAGCTGTACCATCAAAAGAAACTCCATGTATAGTTCTAGCGCTTGCAAGAGCAGTTGCTGTAGCAGCGTTACCTGTTGTATCTTGGTTTAAAGTACCTATAACTAAATCTATTGTACCATCAGAGTCTTGGTAAGTTGCTGTGATATTTGTTTCAGTATTAGAACTGAACATTGCACCGACAGTATCTTGTACAACTTCGGTTAAATCAATATTTGCTGAACCATCAAAACTTACTCCATGAATAGTACGAGCATTTGCAAGAGCAGTTGCTGTAGCAGCGTTACCTGTTGCCGATCCAGCAGAACCTGATACGTTACCTGTTACGTTACCAGTTACATTACCTTCTATGTTAGCAACTAATGTTCCAGTTGTAACTGTTAAATTACCTGTTGAAGCACCAGTAAAAGAACCAGTACCAACTAAAAATTTGTCTGCACTTTCGTCAAAACCTATAAATGCATTATCAGAGTCACCTCTTTCTAATACAATACCCATATCATTACCAGGAGTACCTGTAGTACCATTACCTAATTCTATAAGTCTATCTGCTACAACTGTATTTGTTGTATTTAAAGTGTTTGTTGTACCATTAACTGTAAAGTCACCAGTAACTACAATGTTACCACCAACAGCAACGTTGCCATTAAATGTAGCTGCACCAGCGTCCGACATATCTAAACTTAATGCTGTGATAGCAGAACCACCATCGTCACCTATAAATTTAATGTCTTTATCTTGTGTAGAAACTTTTATCTCTAAATTAGTTGAGTTGTTTGTAAATCTACCAAATTCTGTACCGCCATCTTTTAATATAATGTCAGCACCATCAGCGTCTAAACTAATATCGCCGGCACTATCTAAAGTGATTGTAGAACCTGTAACTGTAGATATAACAGGACTTGTTAATGTTTTATTTGTTAAAGTTTGTGAAGCTGTTAATAATGCGATAGCACTTGTGTTAGATAAGTCAGTTGAAGCAATCGTTATGTTTCCAGTACCATCAAATGATTGGCCAGCGATTGTTCTAGCGTTTGCAAGAGCAGTTGCTGTAGCGGCATTGCCTGAAGTGTTCTGATTACCAGAAGCATTAACACCAGGTAAGTCAATATTAGCAGAACCGTCAAATGATACACCACCAATATTTCTAGCAGTTTCTAAAGCAGTTGCTGTAGAAGCATTGCCTGTAACAGCACCTGTTAAAGGTCCAGCAAAAGCGTCAGCAGTTACCGTACCATCAAAATATCCGTCTTTAAATTCTATACTAGAACTACCAAGATCAAGTATATTATCAGCACCTGGTGTTAAAGCACCATCTGTAAGTATTAATTGTTTTTCGTTACCTGCATAAAAGTTTATTGTATCAGCAGTTTCAAAATCTATTTTTGTTTCATCATCTTCACCAATTTTAATATCAGTTGCAAGTAAAGATGTTATAGTTGTTTGAGCAGCTCCTAAAGCAAAGTCTAAAGTATTATCACTATCCTCATAAGTAACTGTAATACCTGTTTCAGTATTAGAACCTACCATCGCACCAACAGTATCAGAAATTGTTTCTGCTAAAGTTGTACCATTAATTGTTAATGCGTCTGTTTCTAAAGTACCATCTATATCTACATCACCTGATATATCTAAATTTGCCATAACAGCAGTACCAGTTAAAGTAGGAGCTGTAAGAGTTTTATTTTCTAGTGTATCTGTAGTATCTTTTAATACAACAGTACCAGTAGCATTTGGTAAAGTGATTGTTCTATCTGCTGTAGGATCTGTAACTGTTAAAGTTGTTTCGTGTGCGTCATCGGTTGCACCTTCAAATCTAAAAGCATTTTGTACATCAATAGTACTTGCATTAATTGTAGTAGTAGAACCTAGTACTGATAAGTTACCAGTTATAGTTGCATTACCACCTACTGATAAAGCACCTGATACATCTAAGCCTTCGTTGATTTGAATTTGTGTTGAATCTGATGTTGATATTGAAGTACCTGCAATAAGAAGTGAAGATGAATTTATTGCACTTGTTCCATTACCTGTTAAAATTGCGTTTGATGTGTGAGTTACAGCACCTGTACCACCAAAAGCAACAGAGATTTTTTCACCTGTTTGAAATTCGGCTAATCCTGTAGCGTTTCCGCTTCCGTCAAATACTGTTCTAATTGGTGTTTTTGCTGTCATATCTTTTTATCCTATTTATATTTATAACCTTTCTTTTATTAAAAATCAAATAAAGTTACTGCTCCTGCGTTAGCACTACTAGTTAATGTGAATGTGTGATTATGTGTAAATACATTAGCAACAGCAGTCATTCCAAACTTAAATGTCTTAGCCGCTGTTCCTAATCCACCTGAAGTAGTAAAGAAAGGGACTTCTCTTATACCTAAACCTGAGTTAGGATCTGCCGTTGCAATTTTAAAACTACCTGCTGTTGAACCTGCCGGCAATGTAACACCTGAAGATGAAATAGCTATAGCACCTGTACCATCGCCTGAAATTGTAGCACCATTCAAGTCAATTGTGTTACCTGATAAGTATATATCTCTCCATCTTAATGATGATGTTCCTAAATCGTATGTAATATTTGTATCAGGTATAAAATGACTACCTATTCTAGCATTGAATGTAACTGAATCACTTGAAGATGAGCCAAAAGTTGGACTAGTACCTATTCCTACTGTTAATGTATCACCACTAACTGTTGATGAAACACCGTGTGAACCACTATCGCCAGCAACTGTTAGAGTATCTCCTAAATCAACTGCATTGGTTGTTCCACTATCTGCAGCTACAGAAATTGTAGAGTTTGTTAATTCGGTATTATCTATCGTTCCTAATGTAATTGATGTAACTGCTGTACCATCTGATTTTGTAAAAGGAAAATAATAGTTTTGTTTTACTACGTTATTTAATAATTGAGTAGGTGTAGAAAGAGAATTACTATTAGTAAAAGGTATTGTTGTTAGTGTACCATCGTTTTTTGTAAAAGGAACGTGTTTACCTATTCTAAAATCAAACTCATTTCTCCAATTGCTTCCATTATAATTAAGATAGTGACCAGTAAGAGTATTACTATCTGTTACATTGGTTAAATCATTAAGAGCACCAGCTTGACCACCAATTTCTTTTACTGTACCTGAATCGTTTATGTAAAGTTTTTTGGCGCTAGTGTCAACGGCAACCTCACCACTAGTAATGTTACTTGTGGTAGGTGTACTTGTACCTCTTTTGAGTTTTATTACTGTCGCCATTAATAATATCCCTTATTCAGTTGACGACTAATTAAAATGTTCCGCCGTCTAACTGTGTTACTGTAACTGCTCCCGAACTGACTGTAAAGTTGTCTGAACTGAAAGAAGCTACGCCTTTATTTGAAGCTGTTGCTAATTCGGCAGTGATTGTTAATGTATCACCAGAAACGGAAGAATCAATTCCTTCTCCACCAGATACAGTTAATGTATCACCTAAATCTACTGCATTGGTTGTACCACTATCAGCAGCTACCGAAATTGTTGAATTTGATAACTTAGCATTTGTAATTGAACCTGCTAATTTAGCGGTTGCAATTGAACCTGCTAACATTGCATTTGTAATACCTAAAGCTTTAACTCTTAATGCGTCTGAGTTTACTTCAATAGATGAATCATCTACTTCAACATCAATTGTATTTCCTGTTTTACTTAAAGCTGAACCGGCACTAATTTGACCTGCACCTGAGAATTGCTCAAATGTAATATTAGTTGAACCAAATGTTGGTGTACCATTGTGAGTTGCAACATAACCGTTATCTGCGTTAGCAGTACCTTCTTCGGTAAAGAAGAATGTTCCGCCAGTTAACTCAGCAGCTGTGTCTGCGTCAGGACTTCTTGTTAATACGAAAGCCGCTGAACCAGAACCGATTGTTGTTACTTTATAG